TGAAAAATTTAAAGGAGGGCACACTGGAAAAAACTTTTCGGTAGAAGAACCTAAATTTGAATTTGAGACTCCAAAATTTAAACCTAAACTAGATTTACCAAAAGCATCAGAAAATGAAATTTCTAAAAATTATCTAGAAAGAAGGAAATTAAACTCTTATAAATTTTATTACGCAGACAAATTTAAATCGTGGACAAATTCTTTAAAAAAGGTCTTCGATGATACTAGTAAAGATGAACCTAGGATTGTTATTCCTTTGTTCTATCAAAATAATCTTGTCGGATTTCAAGGTAGAGCACTTGGTCCAAGCAAGATTAAATATATTACTATAATGCTTAATGATGACGCACCAAAAATCTACGGTCTCGATGAGATTGAAAAAAGTAAAACTGTCTACATCACAGAAGGTCCTTTCGACTCGACTTTCATTCGCAACTCAATTGCTCTTTGTGGAGCTGATGGTGATGTTGGTAAGTGGGGTATTGGCGATTGTGTTTGGATTTACGATAACGAACCACGTAATGCAGAAATCCATTCAAGAATCTCCCGTGTCATTGATAGGGGAGAAAAAGTCGTCATCTGGCCAACAGCAATAAAGGAAAAAGATATTAACGATATGGTTTTATCTGGACTTGATGTGCAATCTGTGATAGAATCAAATACTTACTCTGGATTAGAAGCAAAACTTAAATTTACTACCTGGAAAAAAATATGAGTAACGGAACAAAAGTACAAAAGCGTGATGGGAGAGTTGAATCACTTGATCTCGATAAAATGCATTTAATGGTTGAAGAGGCATGTAAAGGTCTTGCAGGTGTCTCGGCAAGTCAAGTTGAAATGAAATCGGGAATTCAATTTTATAATGGTATTTCTACTGAAGAAATTCAAGAAATTTTGATTCGGTCTGCTTCAGACTTGATTGATTTGGACCATCCAAACTATCAGTATGTTGCGGCAAGACTTCTTTTATTCTCTGTTCGTAAACAACTTTACGGAAAAATAAAGGAACTTCCCAATCTTGAGCAACATATTTACAATTGCGTAAATGCAGAAGTTTATGATGGAGACATCTATACAAAATACTCTAAAGAAGAAATTGCAAAAGCAGATTCGTATATTGTTCATGACCGGGATATGAACTTTACTTATGCAGGTCTACGTCAGGTCGTTGATAAGTACCTCGTGCAGGATAGAAGTAGTGGCGGTGTATATGAAACCCCACAATTTATGTACATGATGATTGCTCTGACTATTTTTGCAGAGTATCCAAAAGAAACACGTCTTTCCTATGTAAAGAGATATTATGACGCAATCTCAAAGCACAAAATCAACATCCCAACCCCAATCATGGCGGGAGTGCGAACTCCGCTTAGACAATTTGCTAGCTGTGTGCTTGTTGACGTTGATGACACCCTCGATAGTATCTTTAGTTCTGATATGGCTATTGGCAGATACGTTGCACAGAGGGCGGGAATCGGCATCAACGCTGGTCGAATCCGTGGCATCAACAGCAAAATCAGAGGTGGAGAAGTTCAACACACGGGTGTTGTACCATTTCTCAAGAAGTTTGAAGCAACTGTCAGATGTTGCACGCAGAATGGCATACGAGGTGGATCCGCGACGGTCCACTTCCCAATCTGGCACCAAGAAATAGAAGACATTCTAGTTCTCAAAAACAACAAAGGAACTGAAGATAATCGAGTTCGTAAACTTGACTATTCTATTCAAATTTCTAAGTTGTTTTATGAAAGGTTTATCAAAGATGAAGAGATTACTCTCTTCAGTCCCCATGACGTACCTGGACTTTATGATTCTTTCGGACTCCCTAGTTTTGACAATCTCTATGTTTCATATGAAAAGGATCCGTCCGTTCCAAAAAAGACTATTAAGGCACAGGAACTCATTCTCAGTCTCCTTAAGGAAAGGGCTGAAACGGGTCGTATCTATATTATGAATATTGACCACTGCAATTCTCATTCTTCATTCAAAGATAAAGTTGAGATGAGCAATCTCTGCCAAGAAATTACTCTTCCAACTTACCCTATTCAGCACATTGATGATACAAGTGGTGAGATTGCTCTCTGTATTCTTTCTGCAATCAATGTTGGTAAAGTAAAGTCTGATGAAGAACTTGAAGAACTTTGTGACCTTTCAGTTCGTGGTTTGGATGAGTTGATTGACTATCAGAAATACCCCGTAGCGGCGGCAGAAATCGCCACCAAGGCACGTCGTTCACTTGGTATAGGGTTTATTGGTCTTGCTCACTATTTGGCAAAGCTTGGATTCAATTATGGGGACCAAAAAGCATGGGACGCTGTTCACGGACTTGCCGAATCATTTCAATATTATCTTCTAAAGGCATCAAATAATCTTGCTAAAGAAAAGGGCCATTGCGAATACTTTGGTCGTACTGAGTATTCTGATGGTATTCTTCCAATTGATACTTATAAAAAAGACGTAGACGAAATTTCTTCTATTCCATACCAGCATGATTGGGAAACTCTTAGAGCATCTATCTTGGAATATGGTCTCAGGCACTCAACATTGTCCGCACAGATGCCATCGGAGAGTAGTTCCGTTGTGTCAAACGCAACAAATGGAATTGAACCACCTAGAGATTACTTGTCCATTAAAAAATCCAAAAAAGGACCACTCAAACAAATTGTTCCACAGTATCATACTCTCAAGAACAACTATACGCTTCTTTGGGATATGCCTAACAACACTGGTTATATTAATATTGTTGCTGTGATGCAAAAGTTCTTTGACCAAGCAATTTCTGGTAATACCAGTTATAATCCAGAGAACTACCCAAATAATGAGGTTCCTGTAAGTGTCTTAGCACAAGACCTTCTTACTTGTTTCCGTGCTGGTTGGAAAACACTATATTATCAAAATACTTATGATATTAAGACCGATGAAGTAGTTGAGGAGAAACCAAATCTCAAATCACTTCTTCAAGAACTTTCTGGCGCTGAAGAGGAAGATTGCGAAAGTTGTAAAATTTGACTATGGTAAATAATCTATGTGAAGGAGACGAGTATGCAGTTTAAGATTTCTTCCACGGAAGACAACCAAACACAAATTAAAGGAATGACTGTTTTTAATACGGAACAAGTTAATACTAAAAAACAACCAATGTTTTTTGGAAAGCCTCTGGGAGTTCAAAGATATGACTCATACAAATATCCAATCTTTGAAAAACTGACTACTCAGCAATTAGGATACTTCTGGAGACCCGAAGAGGTGTCTCTCCAGAAGGATCGTGGAGATTATCAAACACTTCGCCCCGAACAAAAGCACATCTATACTTCTAACTTGAAGTATCAGATTATGCTTGATTCTATTCAGGGTCGTGGTCCCGGTATGGCATTTATTCCATACTGCTCACTTCCTGAGTTGGAAGCATGTATGGAAGTGTGGGGATTCATGGAAATGATTCACTCACGTTCATACACCTACATCATTAAAAATGTTTATTCTGACCCGAGTGAGGTGTTTGATAAAATTGTGACCGATGAGCGTATTCTGGAGCGTGCTAAAAGCGTTACAGAATCATATGATGACTTTATTCAATCATCACAGCAATATGGTGCGTCTAATGCTTGGATGCATAATCTTGAAGGAGTATCATACGCAAAGGAAACAATCAATGATGTTAAACGAAAATTGTACAGAGCAATCGCAAACGTTAATATTCTTGAAGGTATTCGCTTCTACGTTAGTTTTGCTTGTAGTTTCGCCTTTGGCGAACTTAAGCTTATGGAAGGATCCGCTAAAATCATTAGTCTCATCGCAAGAGACGAAAACCAACACCTAGCTATTACTCAAAATATTCTGAACAAATGGCGTGATGGTGATGATCCAGAAATGAAGCAGATTATGAAAGAAGAAGAGGAATGGACATATGCTATGTTTGATCGTGCTGTAGATGAAGAAAAACGTTGGGCAGATTATCTGTTCAAAGATGGAAGCATGATTGGTCTTAATGATAAACTGTTACAACAGTATGTTGAGTGGATTGCAAATCGTAGGATTAAGGCAATTGGTCTTAAACCACAATATGATATTGCAGCAAATAATAATCCACTTCCTTGGACTTCTCATTGGATTTCTTCTAAAGGTCTTCAAACAGCAAATCAAGAAACGGAAAACGAATCTTATATTGTTGGTGGGATTAAACAAGATGTTACCAAAAATACTTTCGCAGGATTCCAATTATGATGAATGGTGCGAGCAGGAAATCCTGAACGCATATAAGGAAGCAGCAGAATGTGATGATTATTTGTTTGGAGATTATGACTATTGTAAAGAGTGGATTGATATAACTGCTTAAAATATTATAGATAGGGGAGAGCAATCTCCCCTATTTTTATGCCTAAAAATCAAATATCCAAAGAAGAACTTAAAATTCGGGTATTAAAACTAAAAGATAAACTTTATAAGGATCATATTCGCCCGGAAATGGATATGAAAGGACTGGCACATAAATATCTTAACGAAGTCCTTGATATAATTGATGAGTACAGATATTGACTATGAAAATCCATGGAGTTATAATGGAAATCCTTTTACTAGTGCTGATATAGGAGACTATTTTGGTTTTGTTTATCTAATAGAAAATAAACTAAACGGTAGAAAATACATAGGAAGAAAGTACCTCTGGCAATTTAGAACACCAAAAGGAAAAAAACGTAAAGTAAAATCAGAATCTAATTGGAAAGAATACTATGGGTCTTGTCCGGAACTTAAAGAAGACATTGATAAATTGGGCAGAGAAAATTTTAGTAGAACTATCTTATCATTACATAAAACAAAAGGCAAAACAAACTACGAAGAGACACGACAACTCTTTGTCAATAATGTCCTCACGGAAGGACTTGACAACGGAGAACCAGCATTCTACAATTCAAATGTCTTGTCCCGATACTTCCGAAAAGATTATTATGAATGCAACAACGACTGAAGATATTGTGGCACATGTAAGAACTTGGTCTCTTGATCGTGCAGCAGATATGAATATCGATAAAGAGGATGCTCGTGCTATTCTTGCAGAGTTTTATGAGTGGATTGAACCTGAAGGAGATGAACTTGAGATTGTTTCTTTAGAACCAGAATCTTGACAGATCCTAAATATTAACTTATTATGTAAAATCCCTATTATGAGTAGGGTTCTTTGTTATGAGACTTTGATTTTGATTTAGAGCCGTGGGTACTGCCCCTGAGAAGGGGAACTTCTCCTTTACCTATACGGATGTAGAGTTCAATTAATTTTAATGCTTTTTAAAACACTTTCAATTTTTGCTATTGCTACTGTAGGATTGGCACCTCTTCAAGCAAAAGCAGCGAGCGGATGTTCCCTCGCATCACATTATGGGATCGGTGACGGATATCACGGGCAGACAACTGCCAATGGTGAAAGATTCAATGCTTATGGAAATTCAGTTGCACATCGTTGGCTTCCATTCGGAACAAGATTAAGAGTTACTAATCAACGAACAGGTAAGTCGGTAATTGTGCGTGTAAATGATCGCGGTCCTTATATCGCGGGTAGAGACCTTGACCTTTCTTATGGTGCATTCTCTACTATTGCTTCACCAAGTCAAGGTGTTGCTAGAATCTGCTACTCGCGGATATGATTGACTGAAAACTAAATAATAAATAGAGGAGGGCGGTTGCTACTCCTCTTTTTTTATGTTCAATTTTAACTTCGGTAAAAAGAAACCTGATAAGAAGCAGATAATCCTTATAAGCGTCATACTCAGTGGTATCGTAGCAACCCTCTCCCAATGCTCAGGAGTGCCCTCAGAGCGTCTCTGGGACCTTTTAGACGAAGTACAGAGGTCTCTGTTCCCTCAAACCATAATCAACGATGTCCTGCTCCAAGACCCTGGTGTGGTGGAGAGGAGAGTCGAAAGAGATGTAGATAAAGCAATCAGAGAATATGAACGCTTGACAAGAGACTCAGAACCACCTAGAGTACCTTTGCCCAGGTTGATAGAGAAAGATATAGATACTTCTAAGTGTTATAGTAAAGAATGTAAGTCTTTGGGTGGAGAAATGAGACTTTGTGCTCCTTGGAAAGAAGATTGCATTTAAAAAATATATAAATAACACATCCTTAATATTTACTTAAAGGTTATTATGTCTGTATCACAAGAATTACTAAATGCTGTTGAGCAGTGGAAAGTGGAAGATGAAAAATTCACTTCAGGAAATAACTCAGCAGGTACTCGTGCTCGTAAAGCACTTCAGGAAATTGCTAAATTAGTTAAATCCCGTAGGGCAGAAATTACAGAGGAAAAAAATTCCCGTAAAGAAGCAAAGGGTTAAAATTTATAATAAAACTCTTATAAATAAAAACACTTAGGTCGAAAACAATGTCTTTTCCATTACCCATTAAACAGATTAGTATTCTTGATTGCCGTTATTGGCATATTGAGGGTACTCCCCTGTTTGCGGATATGGAAAGACATATGTAAGATGTAATCCATAAAGCAAAAAGACAGGGGAGAGAAACCAAAAGTTTCCTCCCTTTTTTTATGCTTTGTGCCACTTGTTCAACTGGTCGTATCATTTGCCATTGGGGTCCAAACCCTGGTATATTACTTGAGTCGGTGGGGGAACGAGACCCCAAGTGCCTGGGACCACTTCTGGAACTGGCACAAACCACTTGATTCCCAACGGGTTCTGTGGTATTCTTAAGGAGTGGTTGAGAGACCACCAGCACCTTGACAACTGAATAATTACCACATTATTGGGACATTAACTCAGCGGTAGAGTATCCGGCTTTTAACCGGTTAGTCCTCGGTTCGAATCCGAGATGTCCCATATGGGAGGATTTCCGAGTGGTTAAAGGAATCTGACTGTAAATCAGACGGCTCTGCCTTCGCAGGTTCGAATCCTGCTCCTCCCACCTTGACCCATTAGTGTAGAGGCTTATCACGCCACCCTGTCACGGTGGAGATCACGGGTTCGAATCCCGTATGGGTCGTTGCTACGCTGCCGATGGAGTGCCCCTCCTTGGCGGTTGTAGTAATTAAGTTCCTGTCGTCTAATGGTTAGGACGCTGCCCTTTCAAGGCGGAAACGAGGGTTCAAATCCCTTCAGGAATACCACGGAATGTAGCTCAGTTTGGTAGAGCTCTGGTTTTGGGAACCAGAAGTCGCAGGTTCGAATCCTGTCATTCCGACCACGGGGAATAGCTCAGATGGTAGAGCACATGATTGAAGATCATGGTGTCGGTGGTTCAATTCCACCTTCCTCGGCTTGGGTTGCTGCCCGAGATGAGTAACATTTTAGTGAAGTAGGGGAAGGTCTAGCTAACCTTCATACTCTATGGATCTTGGTGACAAACTCGGAATTACCCCTGCCACTTCTCTTGTGGATGCGAATTGGGGAAAGGAAAAGGGAAGAGACAGCAACCCATTAATGGAATGTAGCTCAGTTGGTTAGAGTCCACGACTGATAATCGTGTGGTCGTCGGTTCGAGTCCGACCATTCCAATTGTTGCCTTGAAGCAACCTAAATCGCACTTAGGATAATTCAAGGCAACATTAAGGAAGTGTGGCAGAGAGGTTTAATGCAGTGGATTGCTAATCCGCCGATGTTCTTTAAGGGCATCCGTTGGTTCGAATCCAACCACTTCCGCCTCGGCAGTGTAGTTCAGTGGTAGAACAAGAGATTCATACCCTCTATGTCGGTAGTTCAATTCTACCCACTGCCTTGTGTCGTTAGCCTAGTGGTTAAGGCATCTGTTTGTGGAACAAAGGAGATGACTTCAATTCTCATACGACACCCCGCCCTTATAGCTCAGTGGTAGAGCAACTCACTAGTAATGAGTAGGTCGTTGGTTCAAATCCGACTGAGGGCTCTCAACTATCCGGAATTTCCAGATAGTTCAAAATGTCTAGGTGGCAGAGTGGTCGAATGCGAGAGTCTGCAAAACTCTTATCACCGTGGGTTCGAATCCCACCCTAGACTCTTAATCCCGTCGAATTCCACGGGATTACATAATCCAGAATCGACTAACTGGCAGGTCAGCACCCTTTGAAGGTGTACGTCTAGGTTCGAATCCTAGTTCTGGAATTGCCCCTACTGGGGGCAACAATCTGTCCAACACTGGGGTTCGACTCCCCACATCTCCATTATCGGGGATGAACTGGTATTCGACTGGGCAGAGGGTTTCGAGAATAAATCTCAACAACATCGTATCTTTCCGCAGAACTGCTGTTGCCGTTTGAGCAATAGCACTTTGAGCGAACTGGGGAGTAATCCCTTTTCTTGTCCTTTTAGCTCAGTGGAACAGAGCAGTAGGCTACGAACCTATGTGTCGGGAGTTCGAATCTCTCAAAGGACGTTGCCAGTTTAAGGACTGGCACAAGGCATTTGACTTTCTTGGTTAGATGCCTTATGATTATTGAGTCAAGGGTTAAGGGACTGTCGCCTATTGGTTAAGGCCCACTGCTTATAACGGTGTGAACAGAGTTCAATTCTCTGCAGTCCTATCTTGCTCCTTTAGCAATCTGGTGAATGCAGCGAACTCATAATTCGCCTGAGGCGTGTTCGATCCACGCAAGGAGCATTTGACAATTCAAGCAAACTCTGCTATAATTGTCTTATATTGTGGGCGTGTGACGTAATTGGTAGCCGTACCGAACTTAAAATTCGTTGGGAGTAATCCCGTGGGGGTTCGACTCCCCCCATGCCCATTAGAAAAGGTAGGTATTGGTTATAACCAACTTTATCGGGATGGTGTAATTGGTAGCACGAGAGTCTCCAAAACTTTTAGTTAGGGTTCAAGTCCCTATCCCGATGCTTGACAAATTCTTCGGATTTTGTTACTATATACATTGATAGAGGTTAAGTCCCTGTTACATCCTTATGAGGTGTATCACACTTAATCCATCATCGTGGGGAAGTGTAACGGTTGCACAGAAGTCTCATAAGCTTCAGGTAGGTGGTTCAACTCCACCCCCCGCCTCCATTTGTCGTTGTGGCGGAATTGGTATACGCGCTGGGTTTAGGTTCCAGTGGAGCAATCCATGAAGGTTCAAGTCCTTTCAACGACACTTGACAATCAAACTAAAATAGTTTATGATTGTCTTATGCGGAATTAGTTCAGTGGTAGAACGCCATCCTTCCAAGTTGGATGTCACCGGTTCGAATCCGGTATTCCGCTCTGAACCTTACAAGGTTCTTTATACACACAAACACATTTCATAGGAGAATACTTATGACACCTTATCAACTTAGATTTGAAGTCTTTAAGCAAGCTTATGCGATGCTTTCGGACAATTATCATGTAGAGTTTGCAAAAGCAGAATGCCGCAATGGTGGTAAATTGCCAGAAGGATTTGATTCAAAATATCCAACTCTTTCTGATGTTCTTGAGCACGCAGAAACGATTAATGATTTTGTGAGTTCTAAATGATGTAGTGGGGTGGCAAAACACCCCTGTTAGTATTCCGAGTAACCCACAAGGTGTGGGAGCAAGCTGTTAACTTGTCATAGGTCAGTTCGATTCTGACACTCGGAGTTGATAGGATTGGAAATGTCCGATTCTATCATAAGAGTCGGGATCATCATATCCGACTCACTAAATCCTAAGTTTTCTTAGGTCGGGGATTTGATCACCCCCGCTCGTTGCGGAGAGTGTCTTCCGCTGGTGATGGGCACTCATCACCTTTCGGGCGATTAACTCAGCGGTAGAGTGGCTGCCTTACAAGCAGTAAGTCATTGGTTCGAATCCGATATTGCCCACTATATAAATACTCAAAAAGAGTAAGATGGAAACACTATATAAATTACTTTCTGATACTCAAGCAAGTCTTTTTGTTTTATTCCAAAAGACATGGGTATATCATTGGAATGTTGTGGGTGATGATTTCTATCAATTCCATAAACTATTCGGGAAGCAGTATGAAGCAATGTTTGATGAGATTGATAGAATCACCGAACATATGAGATACTTAAATATAAAACCAGTTCCTACTCTTTCTAGAATCACTGAAGTTTCTCATATCTCAGAAGCAAATAGTGGGCTAGATAGTATGGGAATGGTTCGTGATTTGTTAGAAGGACATCAAAAGGTTGTAGAACTTTTAAATCAAGTTGCTGAAGAAGCAGAAAAACAAAACTCAAGAGGAACCACAAATCTTGTTGATGATTTAAACGAAAGACACGGTAAATTTATTTGGATGTTAAGATCATTTACTCAATGATGAGGATGTAAAACGATGATTTCAATAAGATGCAAAGATTGTAATAAAGAATTAATTGGACATCCCACAAAAACTATAACTTGTGGATGTCCGAATATGGCAACAATTCGTGGAGATAAAATTTCAGCACTTGACTTGTCTCGTATTGTTATGCTAAACTCATTAAAAGAAAATCAAAATAAAAGTGTGCTTACTTCTCAAGATATTGCTTGGCAAGAAGAGAGAAGAAAAAGAAAAGTTCGTAAATTAGATTTTGAAGTCCGTTGAGGACTTTATATTGGAAGCGTGGCAGAGTCCGGTTTATTGCGTTTGTCTTGAAAACAAATGAGGGTAATACCTCCACTGGTTCGAATCCAGTCGCTTCCGTTTTAAAACAGTTACATAGAATACTAATTTAATATTTTATTCCATTTTCTGTATATTACTGTTACAAAATGCTGACATTTTATTGACTTTGAAATGTTTGTGATTAGTATATAGTAGTATCATGCTTTAAATGAATGGATCAACACACCTATAATAATTGGGTGAAGATTAAAGAAACTTTCGAATCTTCTGGAAATACTGATAATATGTTCTATAAAAGAGCAGTTGAAATAGTCAAAACCAGAAGAGACCCTCTTGCTAAATTCCTTGGCGATGAAAAATGATGGAACCTTATGATGAATTTGTTAGTCGTTCTGAAGTTAAGGAGATGATTGATGCAGCAATACGACGACACAACCGTAATGCTTCTATCATTAGTATGTGCGTTGGTTGGGTGGTTCTTGCTTTATTTGCTGAGGGACTTTTAAGGTTAATTGGGGTTGTTCCTCCTTTACTACCATTTCTTAAAATTACTCTAAACTGATTGGGATGATTACAGAAGAAGATTTACTAAAATTGCAAGAAAGAGTTTTGCAACAAAAAATGGAAGAATTGTTCGAAGAACCATCTACTTATGAAGACGAAGATGATCAGTACATTTTTTAAGGCAATCTGTATTTTTACTTTTATAGCAATCTTTATAAACTGGGGACTCCACAATGCCTACCCACAATAAAAAGTATCAGTTTGCTATGTCATCTTTTGCGAGAATGTATGGAAATTCAGTAATACATAATCATGATATCAAGCAATTTTGCTTAGAATGGTCTGAATGGGGTGTAAATGCTCCCTTAACAGGTTTAAATGAGGTGGATCAGTATTTTTACTTTGAATATAAAAATTGGAGAGGAAAATGATTTTTCGAATTGTAGAAACACTTGCAAATAGTCCAATATGGTTAGGACTTTGTGGATTTGGTCTGATTATTGTTCCTATAATTGGTATTTCCTTTATACATAGTAATAAAAAATAAATTAATATGGCAACAGTATTTTTTTCAGTAACACCTCCATCCGGGCAAGGACAACCTTGGGATTTTTCTTTGAGTGGCATAGATGCAGGTAATACTGCAAATAATCAACCGTATTCTTCAGTTATTGGTAGATATAATGGTCAGAACATATTTACAATGGTAGATAATTTACAATCCTTTGATGTTTATTCTCCACATTATGCTACTTGGAGATCTAGTGATGCAGTAAATAATTTGCAAAATGGGCAATATCCCACTCAAGGATTTAGTTTTGATATATGGGGATGTACTCCTAAACCTTTGACGGGCACTAGTGGGGAATTGTTTGGTAAATTTGATTTAACTTGGAATAATATAAATGGAACTTATCTTTTGGATGAAAATAAATGGAGTGTTCTTTATGACTATACTAACCAATATCCACTAGCAGCTACTAAAGGAGGGGAAGTGTATATACAGATAAACACTTGACAATCCGTTTAAGAAGTATTATAATTAATTCTATGTTCTCCGGATATCGCCTAACTTGGTCATGGCACCTGCTTTGGGAGCAGGAATAATTTCAGTTCAAATCTGAATATCCGGATTATAAATTACTTTATGAAAAAATGAATCAAGAACTTAGCGAACTTCAATCATTTACTGTAGAAGAATTTCAATCAGATTTCGATGAATTAATTTCTAGAGTTGAAAATGGAGAATCATTCATCATTACAAGTGAGCATGGAAATGCTGTTATAGTCCCATATAAAGAAGTTGTTAGTATATGTGAAGACGTGAATATAAATTATGAAGAGATAGTTAAAATTCACACGAATCACGAAGAAGGATCTTGAGACACTCTCAAGACTGTCTGCCTTGACTTCTACACCACAATCCCTTATAATACTAAGGTCAATACACAAAACAATGACTCTCACATCAAAATTCAAGAAAGACGTTCAAACCCTTCGTGGTGCAGCAAATGGCGAATTTTATCTTGATGTAAAGAATCCGAAACTTTATAAAAAGGTTCGTCGTTATTATGAAAATGAAGGTGTAGTATTTTCTGGTGATCCTCTGGACGATTATGAAATGCTTATGGAATATCTTTATCAAGATCTTGAATCGGTAGAAGTTGCCTGAGTAAATAGTCAATAAAGACTTTAAAGGCAATAATATATGTCAAAATCTGATTTACTTCGGTGGATTGGAAATACTCTCCTCATAATAGGATATCAAGTTATGTTATGGGGAGAATTTAAATTTGGTTTAGTGCTTAAATGTATTGGGGGATTATTTACAATACCTTTTGCAATTAAATTAAAACTTTGGGATGTTTTATTTTTATGTGCTTTTTTTGGTGTCTCCGAAATATCAAAATTAATTCAACTTTATACTAGTCCTGGAATGACTTAAAACTTATACTGGTGGAGTCAATGACCCGTATTAAATATGCCAATTGGTAAAGATAAAAAAAATGGAGAGACTGAGTTATGGAGATGGGTTGCATAAACTCATCTTTTTTTGTATAATATATAATAAGAGTTTAATGTAATTTATGAGTGATTATAAAAAAACAGCACTTGTACTTGGTGCTGGCGGGTTTATTGGAAGTCATATGGTAAAAAGACTTCGTTCAGAAGGATATTGGGTGCGTGGAGTTGATCTTAAGCGTCCAGAGTTCTCTGAAACTGAAGCACATGAGTTCATTCAGGGAGACCTAAGAGATATGAACTTCGTCGAAAGAGTTCTTCAATTTAAAGGATATCTTGGCAACTTTTATCATTTTGTAGCATCTCAGTATATTGATACTTTTGATGAAATTTATCAGTTTGCTGCTGATATGGGGGGTGCTGGTTTCGTCTTCACTGGCGAGAATGATGCTGATATTATGCATAACTCCGCAACTATTAATCTGAATGTTCTTGAAGCACAAAGGCAACTGAACGATTTTAAGGAAGTAAATAAAACTAAAATATTCTATTCTGGATCTGCTTGTATGTATCCAGAGTATAATCAACTAGATCCAGATAATCCTGATTGCCGTGAAGACTCAGCATATCCAGCTAATCCAGATTCTGAATATGGTTGGGAGAAATTGTTCTCAGAGCGGTTGTTTTTCGCTTATCATCGTAATTATGGGATCCCTGTTCGGGTTGCTAGGTATCATAATATCTTTGGACCTGAAGGAACATGGGAAGGTGGAAGGGAAAAGGCACCCGCAGCAATCTGCCGCAAAGTAGCATATCTTCCTGAAGAAGGTGGCACAATTGATGTTTGGGGTGATGGTAAGCAGACTCGTTCATTCCTTTACATTGATGAGTGTATTGAAGCAACTCGTCGTATGATGGACAGCAACTTCATCGGACCTGTCAATATCGGTTCAGAAGAAATGGTGACCATCAATCAACTGGTTGATACTGTTTCTAAAGTTGCTGGAGTTCCTGTAAAGAGACAGCACAAACTTGATGCTCCTCTTGGTGTTCGTGGTCGCAATAGTAACAACGATATTATCCGAAAAGAGTTAGGATGGGATTACTCCATGACTCTTGAAGAGGGAATCTCTAAAACTTATGCATGGATTAAAGAACAAGTAAACGCAATTATTTGATTATCATGAACCGCATTAAAGATTATTCAGAACTTGAAGATCGTATCGTATTTTGGTTAAAAGATTACGCACGTAAGTACAGCATTAAATCATTTGTGATTGGTGTATCGGGTGGTATTGATTCTGCAGTATCATCTACACTTGCCGCAAAGACAGGTCTTCCTGTGTATGCTATAGGTATGCCAATCCACCAGAAAGAAGAACAGGAAAATCTTTCTGATGCTCACCTTGAGTGGCTTCAATCAAACTTTAGTAATGTAATCGTTGACAAGTTTGATCTGACAAGAGTATTTGAAACATTCAAATTTACGATGAATGAGTTTGGTACTAACACTCACTCACTTGCTAATAGTCGTTCCAGACTTCGTATGATGACTCTTTATCAGGTTGCTACTTCTGTTGGTGGTATTGTTGTTGGTACTGGTAACAAAGTTGAAGATTATGGTGTAGGATTTTATACTAAATATGGTGATGGTGGAGTTGATATTGCTCCAATCGCAGATCTCTATAAGACTGAAGTATGGGAACTTGGTAGGCATTTTGGTGTAGATCAACTCATTATTGATGCCTCTCCTACTGATGGTCTTTGGGATGACGGAAGAACTGATGAAGATCAAATCGGAACGTCGTATGATATGCTTGAGTGGGTAATGGATTCCGAAATTATGAAAGGTGGAATTGAGTATGCACAAACTCTTACACAGTGGAAAGGTATTCCTATTACCGAAGAACAAAAGGTTGCGATTAAGCAATACGCAAAGTTCAATCAACAAAATCAACATAAAATGAATCCTATTCCTACATTCAAACTATGAAAATTGGCGTAATTGGTGCTGGCAGACTTGGTATTTGTTTTGCCCTGTTGTGTGAAGCAGCTGGGTATGACGTTCTTGTTTCAGATATCCGAGAGGATTATGTGAATGATTTGAACGAAAGAAAGATCAAGACTCATGAACCAGAGGTAGAAAACCTTCTTAAGGTTGCTAAGAACTTTAGAGCAACAACCAACAACAAGGAAGTGATCGAAGAGTGTGATTTGATTTACACTCTTGTCGCAACACCTTCTCTCGAAGATGGTTCTTATGATGTCTCTGCTGTATGGCAAGTTGTACACGATTTCCAAGATGTAACTAAGACGAAATACTTTGTCGTAGGCTGCACTACCAATCCTGGGGATTGTGATAACTTCAGGAAGCAACTTCCAAGTAATATAAAAGTTTTCTATAACCCAGAGTTTATTGCTCAAGGATCAATTATTAATGATCTTCGTACTGCTGACATGGTTCTTCTTGGAGCATATCCATTCTCCGATAATGATCAGATTATTTCTGACATTCGTAGACTGTATGAAAAGATTCAAACAACTCGTGCGATCGTTTGTTCTATGTCAACAACAGCAGCAGAGATCACTAAGATTGCTATTAACTGTTTCTTAACAACTAAGATTAGCTATGCAAACATGCTTGGAGATGTTCTTCATCATGCTGGTTGTGGAGATGAGGTTAGTTCTGTCTTGAACGCAGTTGGAACTGATAGTCGTATTGGTAGAAAATATCTTGGTTATGGATTTGGGTATGGTGGACCATGCCTTCCTAGAGACAACAGATCTTTTGCTGCATTTACTAAAAAGGTTGGATTGCAATATAATCTTGGTACAGTAACTGACGAAATTAATAATCAACATGCAACATTTGTATGCGATTATTTTGAGATGATGAATTTAAACAACAAACCTTTTTACTTTGATTCCATTACTTATAAAAAAGGAACTGATATTCTCACAGAAAGTCAGCAATATCGTTTGTGCTTAGATCTTCTTGATCGGGGATATACTGTCTATATTCATAATGACAAGAAAGTTACTGATCAAATTTATGATTACATGACAACTTCTTATGGTGATAGAGTTAAGTTTGTGGATAAGCAAGAGAACATTACTGAACCATACTTCGTGGTAAATCTATGATTGGATATAATCGACTGGGAGTAAATGGAAGATTTGGAAATCAACTCTTCCAATATGCTGCTCTCCGTGGAATAGCAGCAAAACATGGATATGAATGGTGTATTCCTGAAGATAATGCAAGAACTGCAAACTATGGAATACATCATCCATTCAAACTCAAACATCTAAAGAATGTTGGTCAGGTGCCTTATCCTACTCGGGATGAGTCCCATTTTCATTTTGATGAAGACCTGTTTAATACCTTTCAGGACAACATGAACTTAGATGGTTATCTTCAGAGTGAGAAATATTTCAAGCATATTGAATATGAAATCCGTGAGGACTTTGAGTTTATTGATCAGATTCAAAAACCTTGTAGAGAGTTTATTGATCAGTTTGAAAAGGTTATCTTTCTCCATGTTCGTCGTGGCGATAATGTAGGTAGAGAACATCTTCATCCAGTTCCAACATTTGATTACTACTCAAAGGCACTTGAGTACTTTGATGACGATGCTATGGTCCTTATTTGTAGTGATGATGTTGCTTGGTGTAAGGAGCAAGAGTTTTTCTCTGGAGAGAGATTCTTGATTAACGAGAGTGTTGAGCAATATTCTCATAAGTGTATGGAGGGTGATGGTGTTTACCGTAATTCTTTCATTCCATATACTGACTTGTGCTTGATGAGTTTGTGTAATGGTGCTATTATTTCACCGAGCACTTTGAGTTGGTGGGGTGCATGGTTACAAAATCCTCGTACAAATCCTGTGGTCGCACCAGATCCTTGGTTTGGTCCTCAACTATTAAAAGATAACGACACAAAAGACTTACTTCCCGATGATTGGATTAAACTATCTTGGTAGAATGGGACAACTGGGAAACCAGATGTTTCAATATGCTGCAGTAAAAGGAGTTGCTAGGAATAGAGGATATCAGTTCACTATTCCTCAACATGATAATGCTGTCAAGGACTCTTTAGGAAACACTCTCAAGATTGAATTGTTTGATGCTTTTGATATTCAACCAGATAGTGTTGGATTTCTTATGGATGATGCTTCTCGGAATGAAGTTGATTTTTCTTTCGATGAGGATCTCTTTAATAATTGTCCTGATGGGGTTTCCCTGGTTGGTTACTTTCAGAGTGAGAAGTACTTCAAGCACATAGAAAATGATATCCGAAAAGATTTCACCTTTAAGAAAGAGTATTATGATGCCTGTGAGGAAGCAAAACCTTTATTAGATAATCCGATTGCTTTACATATTCGTAGAGGTGATTTCTTGATTAATTCTGGTAATCACTATAATCTTTCTCTTAGTTATTATGAGAATGCTCTGAATGAATTTGATTCTGATAGACAGGTAGTTATATTCTCTGATGATCCTAAGTGGTGTAAGGAACAAAAATTGTTTGAAAACGATAGGTTCTTAGTTGTAGAAACTGGACATCCTTATGTTGATATGTGTTTAATGACTTTGTGTTCTGACTACATTATTGCCAACTCTACATTCTCTTGGTGGGGTGCTTGGTTATCTCAAAATAAAAATAAAACAGTTATCTATCCAGATAAATGGTTTGGTCCCAACAATATAGATAAATCTACTAAAGATTTGTTCCCTGAAGAATGGAGAATGATTAATGAAAACTGACTTAAAGAATACTACCTTTATTATTCCTTTAAGGATTGATACTGGAGATAGGCTTCGTAATGTAATCCTTACAACTTCATATCTTCTTCATCACTTTGATACAAATGTAATCATTAAGGAAGTGGACTCTGAACATAGGTTTGAAGAGTATGCACTACCTATTATCAAACGATTAGTTGATACGAGTAATCTTCGTCACATCTTTGAAGATGAAACTAGAACTGATGATTCGTTTCATCGAACCAAAGTTCTTAATGATATGGTGATGGAAGCATCTACCGAAATCGTAGTTAATTATGACACTGATATTATTCTTCCATTAGATTCTTATACTCAAGCAGTTCAAATGCTGCAAGGAGAATGTGATGTAGTATATCCATATCGTTTTGGTAATCATGGTGAGAGAAAAGTAAATCTTGGATTTACTATTGAAACTCAAGAGGATATGGATAACTTTGAGAATGATGATTTTGTTTCTAGATTTATTGGATCTGGATACAACTGCACTTGTTTTGATGATCGATTCTTTTATTATCCTAGCAATCAAGGATTAGGTTGGGCTGAATATGGAATGGTTCAGTTCTTTAATCGTCAAGTGTATATTGATGGTTATCTTGAGAACGAAGGATTTATTGCTTATGCACCAGAAGATGTAGAAAGGCATCACAGATGGAAAGTTCTTGGTTATAATATTGGTAGAGTTGATAATCATGCATACCATCTGGAACACCAAAGAACCCAAAACTCCTGGTATCATAATCCACATATGCAAAACAACAATCAGTTGTGGGAATACTTGAAGAGTCTCACAAAGGAACAGTTAATTGAATACTATAATAATCAAGATTATGTGAAGGAGAGAATTAAATGAATTGGCATCTTGTAACCTATGCAGACGAAAAGTTTGCAGACCAACAAAAGTTTCTTCATCAAACACATAGTGAGGGATATATTCACCATCCATTCAACAGAGAGAACTTAGAAAAGACAGATTTCTATCAAGATAATAAACAGATCCTTGACGAATCTACAGGTGCTGGATGGTGGATTTGGAAACCTTATTTCATTCTTGATGTGATGAAATCTGCAAATGATGGTGACTTTATTATCTACTCAGACTGTGGAGATATGTTCTCTCCAGGATTAAAATCCTATGTGGAGTCAACAGTTTCTGATGATGATTGTTTACTTCTTATTGGAAACAATCTTAATGGCCACTACACAAAACGAGATTGCTTCATTAAGATGAACTGTGATGAGGAAGATTATTACAACTCCAATCAATTGGAAGTTGGATTTATGGTTTGGAAAGTATGTCAAGAATCAATAGATGTAGTTTCTGAATGGTTGAACTGCTGCACCGACTATCAGATTATTAATAATGAACCCAGTGTTCTTGGTGAAGAGTTGCCTGGATTTGTTGCCCATAGAAACGATCAAAGCGTTCTGACTAATCTTGCAATTCGTGAGGGACTTACTGTTGGAGGACCAGAATATAGAAACTATGTAGAGTGTGATTATGATTACTGGTATGAACGAGGTGGAAGGGGTTTTGGTAGGGAAATTGATTCATTCTTGATGAGGATCAAAAATGCATAGTATAGTTCTTACCGTTCACAATAAGGAGTGGTTGATTGATAAGGTAATCGAGGGTATCGTTCTTAACACAACAGAACCTTATGAACTTATTGTTGTGATTGATGGATGCACGGATAACTCAGAAAAAGTTATCTGGGATACTCTTAGTGGAACTCCAGTTGATAGAAAGTTCATTTATGCTCCAGATGTCTTTGAAACGACTGCCAATAATCTTGGGATGAAAATAGCAAAGGGTGATAAGATTATTATCGTTCAGGATGATATGATTATCAAAGAGAAAGGTTGGAACATTAGGATGGAAAAACCTTTTAAAGCATTTGATGATGTCTTTGCTGTAACTTCAAGAACTGCACATAACTGGGTGTTCAATACTAATAGTAAGCATCTAGGGATGGAAGAAGATCTTGATACCTGTTGGTGTGATATTGTAGATCATGTTGATCATGCTGATAGAAATCAAGGACTTCCACGAGATGTGTTTGCCGTTCGTTGTTCTGTTAATCGTGGGCCTTTGATGATTGATCATGAAGATCTCAAGAAACTGAACTATCTTGATGGGGCATTTGCTCCTCAGGATATGGATGATCATGATCTTTGTTATCGTGCATATAAAGAACTTGGTAAAGTTGTTGGTGCATACTGGATTGATTATGAAAGTGAAGATTCGTGGGGAGGAACCAGAGTAGAAACTGGATCTCCTGCTCCTTGGTTACTCAAAGCACATCATAAAAATACAAAGATCTTTTATGACCGTCATAAAGATCTGATAAATACACGAAGGATTGTTGAAAACAGGGAATTAGTTTAATGAAAATTGATTTGGATCGTTGGAATCTTGCACAAGATACTGAATTTACGCATCATCAAGATCTTAGACTAGAAGCATATAGTCATGCATCCATGATTATTGCAAAATATCTTGAGGTTGACTATACGCAAGACTTTAAGGATAAGGTTATTGTAGAAGTTGGTGGTGGTCCAAGAGGATCTCTTCTTAACACTAAAGGAAATTTTAAGAGAGGTATTCTTGTAGAACCTCTGATCGATCGTTGGCCTGCTGAGATTAGAAATGATTATGAAAAAATTGGAGTAGAAATTATTGCGGGACCTTATGAGGATTTGGAAATTGATGAGCAGGTTGATGAAACATGGTTCTTTAATGTTATTCAACATGTGATTGATCCCAAACAACAATTAGAAATCGCAAAGAAAACTTCTAAAGTCATTCGTGTTTTTGAAAGTATTAACAGTACAGTAGATACTGCTCATCCTCATTTGATTACTAAAGAAACTTTTACTGAAGTTCTTGGTGACTTTGGTAAAATCTTTAAGGGTGGAACAGAATCAGGATTCCATAGTGCTGATTGTTATTTTGGAACATGGTATGCGTCTGATAACGTTTAGTCTTTTTGGAGATAATCCTCTTTATTGTGTTGGGGCAGTAGAAAACGCACGTCTTGCAAAACAAATCTATCCTGATTGGATTGCAAGATTTTATGTTGCCGAAGATGTTCCTGAAGAATATGTTTGGCAACTTAAGGAACATGATGCTGAGGTCTTTATCTGTAGAAGAAATAATTCTTATGATGGTTTGAACTGGAGGTTTAGACCATTTGTAGATGACTGTGTAGATTTTTGGATTAGTAGAGACTGTGATAGTAGATTAAGTTGGAGAGAACGTAGAGCAGTTGATGAGTGGATGCAGTCTGATAAATCAGTTCATCTGATGAGGGACTGTCACAATCATGGATACTCTATGATGGCTGGAATGTTTGGAGTAAACAATAAGTTGTTTCATGAAAGATATGGTAGAATAGATCTTGACAATCCTTCTGCAAGTCGTAGGGAAGATGATCAAACAGTCTTACACAATTTCATTTGGCCTCTAATTAAGTTTGATCATCTATGTCATGATCACTGGAAGAACTCTGAAGTTGTAGGACAACCAACATATCAGAACGGAGATCATGTTCACTGGCAAAATGCTTATGGTGTTGGATTGATTAACTATCTTGAAAGGGAAGTATATAATCAACTAAGAGAAATCTATCCAACTAATCAAGATAGTCGTCCATTCCCAGAGCATGAACCTATGGAGTATGGAATATTTGTTGGACAGATTATAGAAGCAGATGGAAAACCAAGAATGAATACTGATGTTCGTTGGGAATATGAACTGAGAGGTCTATCTTATGAGTAAGTTTCATATTATTGGTTCTGGTGCATGTGGATTCTTGAGGATACATTACATTCTCAAGAACCATATGCCAATCAAATATAAAGGTGGAGGCCCTAAGTATCAGAATAGTTTTGAAACTTGGAACGATAATGGTTTGATTTGGGATTCAGAATCCTTATCTAAAGAGGAAAGAGTTCGTAGAGTCTCCTTACAAGACACTATTACAAACATTACACATTTATATCTGAAGTATGTTCCAGAGTTTCTTGAACTTCATCCAGATATGAAATTCTTGTGTCTGAGAGGTAGGAGAGAACATTCAATTAAATCTCTCGCAACTTCATGGGGATATCGTAATCCTTGTTATGTAAAAGATAGATCTATAGGATTTGGTCACAATCGTTATGCAGTAGATCAGTTTCCAAACCTAAGTGATTCTAAAGATGAATTTGAAGCAACTGAAAGATACTGGGATGAGTACTATCAGATTGCAAATGAGATTCAAGAAAGATATCCTAATAATTTTATTATTGCAGATTCTGTGGAGTTGTTTTCTAACACAGAATATCAATTATGTTTGATGGGATTTCTGGGTATCGATGTAAGTGTTAATAGTTCCCCAAAATCAGTTGCTATTCCTGTTGACTTTAAGGAAGAAACAATTACCACATCACTTCATGGTGGGTTAGGAAATAATCTTTTCCAAATGGCAGAAGTAATTTCTTTCTGTAAGAAGTTTAATCTACCAGAACCTAAATTTGGAACTTGGGACTTGTGGAATGGTGGTGGTAAATATCCATCTTCATATAATGCCGATAGATTGTTAGGAGGGCACGATGGATCTCATAGGGATATTGCTTCTTGTTTTCCAAACTTAAATTGGATGGGCAATTTACAAGCAAACTTTGATACTAAGTTTGTTGTAAATGATATGTTTAGATTTGGTAATGTGGATCATCTTGATCATGTAAGAGAAAAACTATCACTAGGAACTCAAACAAAACCAAATACAGTATCACTTCATCTTAGATTTTGTACAAGACCTGCCGATGATCATGTAAATGGATATGTTGATGATGAATTTTATGAAAAGGCTTTGATGATGGTTCCTCAGAATGCAGTTGTTTACATCTTCTCCGATGATAATCGAATGGCAAAAAACAAACTCAGTTGGTTCCGCCAAAACTTTAGTCAAACTTTTGAGATCTTTGTTGGAGATGCTTTTCAATCACTTAGAAAGATGGTAGAATGTGAATATCATATCTTGCATGTATCCACCTTTAGTTTCTGGTCTGCATTTTTAGATCCAAATCAACCAAATGATAAGGTGATATATCCAAAATCATTTACTCAAACACATACCAATAATATGATTCCCTATAAAGAGTGGCAGATGATATGAATTGTATCCTTTATCTTGTAAGATCTTCAGATCAAGATATTGAAGATTTCAATAAGTCTTTGAGATTAGTGGAAGAAAATATCATACCATATACATCTGGTACTGATGTATTAGTATTTTGTGAAGATTCATTTGAAGAATATAAGTCTAAGGTTCAGACAAACTTGAACCTTAGATATGAAACTATCGAGTTTGAAGTTCCTGATTATCCTCAAGAAATCTTAGATCAAATCCCAGAATTCTTTCCTCATCCTACTCACGGAAATGGTCCAGTAGCCTGGGGACATCCAGGATTCTCTATGGGATACCGTCATATGTGTAGATTTTTCTCTGGGGAACTTTATAATAATAGTGTTATAAAAGAGTATAATTATTACTTAAGATTAGATGCTGATTCCTTTATTCATACTCCACTTAACTATGATATTTTTAAGTGGGCAGAAGAGGTTGGATGTTATTATGGATATATAGAACCTGCAATTCAAAAAGATAATCCAAAAGTGATTGAAGGATTGTGGCAAACAGTGAATGAACTCATTCCAGAAAACTTTATTGAAGAAGGAATGATGTTCTATACCAACTTTGAGTTAGGTAAAGTGTCATGGTTCTTGACAAGTGAGTATATGAGATTCTATAATGAGTTGGATCAAACTGGTGGGTTTTATACCAAGAGGTGGGGTGATGCTCCAATCAAATATCTTGGAGTAAATCTTCTCATGGAACCAGAACATGTTATTCCAGTTAAAGGTTTTACATATCAGCACGGTGCAGTTTATACAGTCTAATGGATAAAAATAAATCAAAATATAAACTTAAAAATATTCCTCCAGTATATTATTTAAATCTAGATGGTCAACCAGAAAGAAAGCAATATATGGAGGAGCAATTTAAGTATTGGGAAATTGAAAATTATACACGTATATCTGCATATGATGGTAGAGATGACGATCTAAGTGATATCATTGTTGGTCGTTATCCTGAAATGATGACATCGGGAGAAATTGGATGTATTACTTCACACTTAAAGGCAATTAAGCACTGGTATGAAACTTCTGATAGTTCTTGTGCAATTTTTATGGAAGATGACTGCAATTTAAATCTAATTAAGTATTGGAATTTTACTTGGCAGGATTTTTATGCACATATTCCTTATGACTGGGATGTAATCCAACTTGCTATTATATGTACTGGTGATATTCATGTAAAACTTCATAAGAGGTTTGTGAATGATTTTTCCACCGCTTGTTATTTGATTAATCGGCATCATGCAGAAAAACTTTTAAAATTTCATGTTCGAGGAGAAAAATATAAACTTGATAATGGAGTTAAACCACGTCCAGTTGCCGATGATTTGATTTATAATTCCGGTAATACTTATTCAATTCCTCTTCTCTTATATGGAATTGAACTGGGGTCTTCTATACATCCAGATCATATTGATGCTTTTCACCGCAGCAACTATAATGCATTAAAAGAATTTTGGGAGCAAAATGGTGCAAGTATTGATATTAAAGATTATATGAATTATGATCCATATCTTGGAAGAGTAACTGAAAATTCATCTACGCAGAAAAACTCTTGACATATTCTTAAGTATCTTTTATACTAAATAAGTACTTAAGAATACTGTTGTATTTCTTAACACTTAAACGTCGTTTAGTACTAAAACACTTTTATGAAACTCAAACAACTGATGCTTGCACCTGTTGCTCTGGGAATGGTTGCTCCTGTTGCTGCGAATGCCGCAGACCTTAATATGGCAGCAGTCAACCAATATGCCTCTGCAGAGCAGGTTACAAGCGTTACTCAATTCTCTGATGTCCAACCAACTGATTGGGCATACTCTGCACTCAGCAACCTCGTAGAGCGTTATGGTTGCGTTGCTGGTTATCCTAACGGCACTTTCCGTGGCGGTCGTGCGATGACCCGCTGGGAGGCAGCAGCACTTCTGAATGCCTGCCTGGATCGTGTAACCGAAGTTACTGATGAACTGAAAGGACTTCTCAAAGAGTTTGGTGCTGAGCTTGCTGTACTGAAAGGTCGTATTGATGGTCTGGATGCACAAGTTTCTGAACTGGAAGCAACTCAATTCTCCACCACTACCAAACTGCGTGGTGAAGCATCCTTCGTTCTTGGTGGTGTCGATGATTACAAAACCAAAGGTGGTGACATCACTCACACGGCATTCAATTACGATTTGCGTCTGAACCTGGATACTTCATTCACTGGTAAGGATCTGCTTCGTACTCGTTTGCGTTCTGCTAACTTCAGTAGCGATCCTTTTGGTTCCAGTTCTTCTCTGTTCAAACTGGATAAGGCAGACAACACCTCTGGTGAAAACGGTAACAACGTAGTTATCGACCGTCTGTACTATCAGTTCCCTGTGTTCAACGGTAGCACCACTCTTACTGCTGGTGCTCTGGTTCGTAACACTGAAATGGCATGGATTCCTTCTGCTTACAAGTCAAACATTCTTGACTTCTTCCAAGTAGCAGGTGCTCCTGGTGTGTATAACAAGGCAACTGGTTCTGGTTTCGGTATCCAGTATGGTAAGAAAGGTCTTGTTGCTGGTGTAAACTACGTTGCCCAAAACGGTAGCGATAGTTCCACTGGTGAGTTTGATAAGTCTGGCGCTCTCAACACTCTGGCACAGATCGGTTATCGTGGTGACAACTATGGTGTTGCTTTCGGTTATCGTTATGGCACAGAAGGTACCCGTGTTCGTACCTACAACGGTCTGAACGGTGCATCAGGTACTCTGGTTCCAGGTCAAACCTCTAACGGTTATGCTATCAACGCATACTGGCAACCCACTCAATCTGGTTGGGTTCCCTCCATCTCTGGTGGTTACGGTTGGAACACTGTAAGTGGTACTCAAAGTGCTGCTACCAACAGTCAATCCTGGTTTGCTGGTCTGACTTGGGATGATGTGTTTGTTGATGGTAACTCTGCTGGCGTTGCTATCGGTCAAGCACCTACTGGTGAAAATCTTGAGAAGTCCACTCTTCTTGAAATCTTCTACAAGTATCAAGTGTCTGATAACATCAGCATCACTCCTGCTATCATTTATGGTAGTGACAACCAACGTCTTGCTGGTAACTCTTCTAATTGGGGAGGAGTCATCCAAACGACCTTCAAGTTCTGATAATCACTATATAGTGTGAATTGGGGGGGGGTTGACAAAACCCCCTTTTTGATGTATTATAAGTAACGAATTAGGAAGTCTATGTCTCTTATTTCTCAAAAAGATAGAAAACTTGCTGTTGAGGCACTTGATTTTTATCTCTTCAATAAACAATTTGATTTTACTGAAGAGAAAAAAATGGAAATCAATGCTCTAATTAATTGGATTAAACTAGAACTTTCAAAGAATGAAAATTAATTTGTGGTATTGTAAGGAAATGAATCAGTGGCGTTGGACTCTTACTGATAGTTCAAGACCAATCCGTAAACAAGAATCTGGTCAAAGAGAAAATCTTCGTGATGCTATGAATGATGTAGCAAATACGGTAGAATACCTTTTAAGTCAAAATTGACTTTCTAGGGCGAATAACTCAGTGGTAGAGTTCCTCGTTTACACCGAGGCAGTCGGGGGTTCGAATCCCTCTTCGCCCATTATAT